GTGTTATTACTATTCAGACCGCCGATTTCCCATGATGGTGCTGTATTTGAACCATTGCTTCTCAAAAAACGGCCGGCGGCTCCAGCAGATAACATGGTCGTTGTATTAGCACTTGTTTGATATGGGATTGACCCAGCAGCGCCACCGATGATGTTAGTAGCCAAGTTGGATGTTGTTGCTGAACCATTCAAAGTTGCTGTAATAGTGCCAGCAGAAAAATTACCATTGGCGTCTCGTTTAACAACTTTATTGGCTGTATTTTCGGCAACGGCATCTGCAACCTCGATCTTATCTGTATTTAGATTGCTAAAATTTGCATCAACTTCGGTGTTGGTCAACGGAGACCCTTTTGTTGATCGTAGATAAATTGTGGTCATTCGGTGGTTCCTAGTGATTTTTGATCAGACCGGTCTTTTTGTAATAGCATTTGCACTAAACTCTTTAGTTCGTCAACTTCATTCTTGAGAGTATTTATTAAAGCTTCTTGATTTTCCAAAAGTCTCTGTTGTTCCTGTTTCCTTTGTCTGCGAATCAAATAATTTTCATATTCACCCCGATTGGTATTTAGAATGGCTTTAGACTCCATATCTCGAACTAAATCAGGGTGATTTTTAATATTGATTATAGCCATTATGCGCAGGCAATAATTCTTAGGTCTTTGATACGCGGTACTGCTGAGCTATTTCTAGACTTTAGGACCAACTTCACTTGAACTACACTGAATGATTCAATATCACCCGTTGAGTATGATACATCAGAGAATACAGTGCTACCATTCTGAACTTTTACGATTGGTTGTTCTGGATTCAATAAAGTATAGTTCTTAGTATCAAGCGGGGTACCACCAGCATTACCAACTCGATAATACAGTTCAACATTTGCTTCGGATGGAATATTTCCAGCAAATCTAATCTTCAAGAAGTTTGATGCATTAGCCAGATTTACTTTCTTAGTAACATACTTGCTATATGTTGAGCTGCCGACTGGGGCAATCTCATCAACAAATACTTCACGCTGAACCACAGTAACAGTACCAACAATGCTACCTGGAGAAGTTGTAAATGTGATTGATGAACCATCACTAGCAATACCCGACACTAAACCCGTCCACTCACCGGACGTTGATCCTGTGATAGTGAGATACTTACCAATCATAACAGTCTTGAATGCGGCTCTGCTTGAAGCATTTGCGGCAAACATTGATGCGCTAGAGAATGTGATATCAGTAGCAGCTGTCAAAATGGGATTATAGTCTAGTAAAGCAACGTTTGTTGTTGTTTCAGCTGGATCGTTAATCTTGTTATTCACCAGAATCAAGCTAACTCGCTGAGTATCAATGAGCGGTGTCACCGAATCATTGGTGGTTGACATCTGAACACGGAATGTCGCAGACTTGTTATTACCCAGTAGATTGGTTTCATTAACCTGAGATGCGACCATTCTAGGCGAATAGAAATAATTGTTCTCATTAGCTGAAACATCTATTGATGTCAATAATTCATATGCGCTCTGTGATGAATCGACCGACCGACCAGACGCTGATATCAGACTAAATCTAGATGTCGTTTCTGGGAATGTTTGCATCTGGATCAAAGGCTTCACGCAATCATACTGAACATTTCTAGTAGCTCTGATTGTGGTACCACCACCATAACCAGTGACGTTTGGGGCAGTTGAAACGGTGATGCAATAGGAATCCATATCAACGTCACTAATAACGTGTGTTGAGTAAATCTGAGCCGCCGGAATACCATTGATCGCTGTGCTTAATAGACCAGAATCAGAATTTGTAATCTGAACTCTGGATCCAACCGGCATACCATGATCTCGATGCCAAACACGAACCTTTGTTACACCAGATCTGGTTTCAAATGGGTCTTTTGCTAAAGTGTCATATGAAACGACTGTGTTTACAAACTCCACATTTGCAACTGTGTTTGTCTGGAACTTAGCCCGATACAATGTGAACTTTAGATCTTGAGTTTGATCAGCTGTCCATGTTGATGCATTCTGTGACTTGAATAGAACGCCAGCATAAGGCTGCTCAGAGATAGTTCGAGAAGTTCCAGGAACAATATCACCGAGCTGAGATACCCAAACTCGATACTCATTCGAGTCAGATAGCAACACGATTGCATATTCCTGATTATCCTGAACATACACAGGGCTAGGGAATTCAAACGTTGTTGGTGTATCATATGATGGCACCGTACCACCATTCACTGTCACCGTATTACTAGAAATATTCACACGGTTTGGTTTTAGTGTCACTTTCGAGAATGGTAGAATATTTTTACCGGGATACCCATTAACAACCTCGCGAATTTCCATCGTGACAGGCATATTCTTATCTTTTGATGCAAAGAATACGTCAACTTTACTCAAGAAAGCCCCACCAGGTTGCTGAACTAAAAATGTTTGGGCTAATGGGTCATACCAACCGGTATCACTAACAACACGACTTGATGGTTGAACAATGACGCGATTATCACGAACGACTTCATCGACTAGAATAGCATTTCTTACAGCATTTACAGTCTGCTGTTTAGTTTCCAAAATGCCACTAGCCGTATAGGTTGTTCGTCCGCGAGAGGTGAAATCGCCATTCACTTCTGGGGTGTCGACAAGCTTGAACTCTCGTGTACCGGTTCTAAATTTAACAGCATCATTATTTGGAATAGCAAAGAGCAGATATAGATCCCCGCTGCTATTGCTCTTCAATGTTCCACCAGTGGCCGCTAGAGTAACAGCATTCACTGTACCAGTAGCGATAGTTGAATCTTCTGCAATATTTGATCCGACAATCTGTTCACCACTACCAAATGTGCCCTTGATATTAACAACATATAACTGATGAACATTTGTCTCAGTGTCGTGTTGTTGACCCACTACGATAGCAGTAGCACCAGAAGTCTGACCAGTGATGATGTCGCCTTTATTCAGACACATCTGTGAATCACCATTGATCATTCGAGCAGCTTGAGTCGCAGACCCACCAACATTCAGAGAGTCGTTAAATTCTCCGGCAATTGGAGTATATTGAATGATACTAGCTGGAGTGCAGTACTTACTGATATCAACTTCATCAAAGAATGGATAGAATCTGGTATTGGGTTTGAGACCCTTAACCTGAGAAAGAATATTTCTTGATCTAATGAATGGGATAATCGATGTAGACACAACGCGATCGCCAACAACCTGTCGATCAACACTAACAGCAATGGATGTTGTTACGCCAGTTCGGCTTTGTCCAACTGTAGTCGCTGTGGTTTCGGTTGTGATATCTCTAATACCGGATCCACGCTGACGCTGACTTGACAGCGTTGATACAGATTGACCGGTCCAACTATTTTCCCATGAATTCCAGACGGTGCCAAGAACGCCGGCTTCCTCTGCTAGACGACTAATGATATCAAAATTACCATCAATATTATTCACTAAATCTGGAAGACGCTTTGTCTCAAACCAGTTATCACTAGCGGGATTAAGATCGATATTACCAATGAATGTAAATACTGCGAATGGATTGATATTTTCCAATCTAGAAGCATATGGTTGAGTTACCAATGGTACATGATCAATTACTGGTAATGTAATCACATCACCATAAAGCTTGTAATTATTGGAAACTCGCGCAGCATTAGTTGAATTCTTCTCAATTAGATCAATACTATCTTGAGTAAAGAATGGTCGAAGTTCACCATTATCCATATCAATTGAACATAGATAATCGGCAGAATTGATGTCGCCTGTACTATGTCCAACGAAACCATCAACAATAAAGCCATTCTTGAATCGGCTATCACCATTTGAATCAATCACATCAAGTGATTCGGTTTGTTGTTCAAGCAATGATAATGATGTGTAGTACTCCAGATTATCGATTCGCTTTTCCAGCTTGCCGATATCGCGCATTGTATACCGTTTATTATCAACCATTTCGGCTCTGACATTGGCGATATCAGTGCCAAATGTGTATGGTTGAAGGGTTAAATTATACAACACCATACCAATAGATGGATCTTCCGCATCACTTGGATTTAATGAAGCAACACCATCAATTGCAAAGAAATCACCGGCAAATGATATTGCTATCTTTGATTTTCTTGCAAGATAGTATCGATAATCGGCTCGAACATCAAGACCTCGTTTTCGGACAAGAGCCATTGACGCACCGCGAGGCGCATTGATGAA